TAACCCCTGTTGCAGATTAGTCGTGGTGCTATTCCCTTCGCCTGTCACAGCGATTGACCCTGCTGTACTTGCACCTGTTAGTGTATTTAATTTAAGTATTGATGCCATTATGCCAAGTCTCCTATTCCCTCAATACAAACTATATTTGCATCATCTATTCCTGCGCTTGTGGTCATTATATAACTACTCATTTGACTTGTTGTGTTGTAAGCTTCTCTTTCTATTGAACCAACATGACCATCCTGTGATGAAGCACAAACCTGACAACTATAATCATCGTTTCCAAAATTAGTAGTTATACCTGACCTATAATCACCTGTTCCATTATCTGTTAGTGAAGCTACATTATAACTATCCCTAGTAGCAACAGTGCCTTCGCCATCAAAATTGTGCCACGCTTTTGTTAAACCTTGTTGTAGGTTGGTTGTATTTGACCCTCCTTCACCGACTACACTAATAGACCCTGCTGTGGTGTTTCCTTTAATAGTATCCGTAGCAACATGACCACTACTGTTTACAACCATAGAGGTAGTGCCATTTGTATGCTTTATATTTTGTACTAGAAGATTGCTCATAGTATTGCTACGTTCCCTCCTGAGTTAATCGTCAGTGTCACACCACTTGCTATGGTCAAAGGACCTGTGACGTTAGCATTTTCTGTAGCTTCTATTGTGACGTTTGTATCTAACGACTGTGCATTGGTTCTAAACATACCACCATGCTTAAACGTACCTTTGTTTGCTTCTGGTGGTACAATGCTGTTGTCAGCTATGCCAAGGTAATTTACAAAGATGTTACCTGTTCCTGATGAAGGTGCTGCTGTAAAGGTCAATGTTGTACCGTCAGGTATAGAGTATGCTGCACTATCTTGTACTACACCGTCTACAGATACTAAAACATCTTGAACATTAGAGACTGTCTGTGACAGCGTAAATGTCGTGTCAGAGCCATCTCCATTAAACCTCTGTACGGATGGTATAGCATGAAAGCCTGATTGAACTTGATTTCCTACTAAGGGCATTAGGTTATCTCCATGATGCTTAGTGTACCTGAAAGTTTATCTGCGACTGAACAGTCTATCGTAATCTGGTCTGTTGTTTCTAGAACTACCTTATTTCCTGCCATAAGTTCCAATGAACTACCTACAGGTATGGGTGCATCTTTTATTATTATGCTTGTGCCGTTAGTTACGTTATTTGAGCCACCTCTACTTCCTGTATCACTAACTAATCTTACTGTTGCTGTAACCTGTGAAGTGTGTATGTTACTTAACAGTAAGCCTAGCACAACGGTTGTTGTACTACCTGCTGCCGTATACATAACATACGGAGTTCCACTGCTCGCAGGTTCGGCTGCAAAAGTAACCACTTTGAACGTATTTGCCATATCTTTCTCCTATACTAGCCCAGAGCTATTGCAAGCGCAGTAGCCGAGTCATCTGTTACGGCAGTTAAAACACTTACATCCATCTTTTTTATTGTACCTGCATCACTTACCAATAGTTCGTCTGTACTTGCCAAACCAGAGGTTAAAGCTGATTGACCACTAATTACGTTATCGTTTATATGCTCACTTTCAACAGCATTATCAGCTATTTTTGCTTCTGTAATTGCATCGGCTGCAATCATAGACGTTTCAACACTTGTTCCTGCAATAGTCACTGCTCCGTTAGATGCAATAGATATATCACCTGATACAGCTACAGGATTAAAATTTGTACCATCGGCAACCATAATGTGACCACTTGTATTTGTACCCATTACAATATCATCGCCTGTAACAGTTAGATCGCCTGTTACTACCACATCACCATTAAATGTTGCCTTACCTGCAAGAGCCATATCTATGTCTAAAGCTGTTATAGCTGAAGAACCGTCAGTACCTGCAATGGTAAAGTTCTTATCGGCTGTAGGAACAGTTAATACTGCGTCACCACTGTTCGCATTTGTAAGGGATACTAGGCTTACATTATTAGCAAAGAAATGTATTTCATTTGCTGTTTCAAAATCTATTTTTGTTTCATCATCTTCACCAATCTTTATATCTGTGGCTAATAATGATGTAATACCTGTTTGAGCCGCATCCACAGCCAAGGTTACTGTTGTGGACGATGCACTTGAGGCTATACCTGTACCACCTGCAATGGTTAATGACTCGCTGTCTAAGTCAATATCAATCGTACCACTGTCAGAGGCTACATCTAAATCTTGTGCTGTTACTTGTGCATCAACATATGCCTTAACAGACTGTTGACTTGGGATACCTGTAGCACTGTTAGAATCCATACCGTCTTCATCAACAAAACTCTTTCCGTCTAGTATGTTTAATTCAGCAGCACTTGAAGTAACTACCGTGCCCCCTAGCTTTAACCCATTAGTTCCGTCATGGGAGGCTACATCAAAATCATTAGTACCATCGCTAACTGTCACATCCCCATCTATACTTACATTACCACTTGCATCTTTAACTATCATCTTAGTTGCAGGTATAGTTATAAAAACGTCTTTAGTACCAGAGCCAAAATTCACAGCACTATTACTGTTAGAGCTCGCTATAACGGTTGTTCTTGCTAAGGTTGTTCCAGAAGAGGTAAACGTACCCAAACCAACCTCAAACGTTCCGTTTGTATTGTCTACTATAGAATAATATGTTGTATCTGAGTTAGATAGGTTTGCAGTAAAAGTCTCAAAATTACTTACAGCACCACCAAGGGTTATAGTCCCCGTGCCCGTGGTAGTGGTAGTTTCCCTTACTCTATCTGCAATCACTAATGCCATTAGGCTATCCTTATTATTGCGTTACTTGCGTCTGCTGCCGGAAACACCACCGTAAAATCACCTGACGATGAGGATTTATCCGCTCCAAAGTCTAATACACAAACAGCAGGATCACCTGATGCACTATCGTTAAATATTAAGGCCCCTCTAGCTGTTATTGTAGACGAACTAAATGTTTCATCTGCAAAGTCTGTCAGGGCTGTTGTGCCTGATGTAGAAGGATCAATTCTTGTTAATTCCCCGCCCTTTGCTGAATAGTTTGTTCCAGATACTTCATTACTTGTGGTGTACGCAGTTGTAGCGGCACTTAATGTTGCACTAGAAGTGTACAAAGCAATATTAAATGTACTGCCCCCACTAAGTAAAAAATTGTGTTTTGCTTCTAAAAGTTCTTTTTTAAAAGAGGTACACATTGCCTGAGTTATAGCCATTATAGTCTCCTTATGTGTTCTGCAAGCTTATTATAACCTGCATCTTTAATTGCATTGTAAACTGTTGTCCTGTCTGATTTTATAGCTTCTTTCATATAAAACGCTATAAGTTTCTCTAAGTGTGTTTTAAACGCTCTAGCTTGATCTCTGATCTCAGGAGCGGCATTGTCACTTACTTCTACTATTTTGTCGGCGCATCTTTTAGCGACTTCTTCTGGGGTAAATCCTCTGTTCTGTGTTGTGTGTACATTTACAATAGGCGTTTTTGGTAATTCCATTAACATTACTGTTTCTCCCTAACAACCTGACCCGTTCTATAGTAATCACTAACTTCTTTCGCCTCACCAAACAATTTAAGGGATTGCACCGCTTCAGTAAACCGTTGAGCATAGTTCTGAAGAACGTCTGGCTCTCCCTTCATAAAAGTATAAGCCTCCATCAAGCTACCGTACAACATGGCACTTGGTGCATTCGTGCTAAGCCAAGTAGTTCCCGAATCAGACCCGGCAGTCAAACTGGTCGGTCTGTAGTAATAATGCAACTCTACATTAGACGAGGCACTGGGCGTAGGCCCTATCACAAAGTTATCCGTATCAAATAAGGCGTAATATCGGGGGTCCCCTGTAGTAGAAGAATTTGGGTTAAATGTTTGAACAAAGTTAACGTCTTTGTAATCTAAAAACACTTTCTCACTGCTACTATTAACAAAGCTTAGAGAGAAAGGTGACAAAAAATCGCTAGGACAAGCTAAATATTGATTACTAGAGGTAAACGCCGCCGTAGCATTTTTACGAAAATTACTAAGCTGCACATTTTTTAAAATGCGTTCCTCAGCCTGAATAATAAAGGTGGACAAAGAATCTACAAACGTTGTTTCTGTGTTTTCCGTATAGTTCTGTATGGTTGTTTTTAATGTTGCAAAAGTAAAACTCATGTTGTCACCGTAACACTTCCTACCGAGCCTATAGCTCTAATTGCTATGCCTCTATCGGGAAAGCCCCCTCCTCCAACAGGAACTTCTAACGGCTCTATCCTGTCAGGGCGAGCATCTTTTAAAGCTTGAGCATCTGATATCTTAGAACGGGGCTCTAGTTGAGGTTGTTTGGCTTCAAACTCATCCCGACCTACGAGTAAGCCGTTCCATTCGCGACGCATATCTTTATACTTATATCTAAACCCAGACC